CAATCTTCACTTGTAGTTGTGTTAGCAATTTCTAATGCAATCTGTCTAGCTCTTACTCTTACATCTTTTTTAGTTGTCGTAGAATCACATGTAAAAGAAGTAGTTGTCTCACTACTGTTTGGATATAATCTTGTTTTAAATTTAACTGCAGTATTTCCTGTCTGTGAAATAAAGTCTGGTATAAATCTACTAATTCTCATAATGTATTCACCATCTCCTCTAAGATCTGGTGTCCCCACAGCTTGACCTGTATTACTTCTTTTTTGAGTAATATCAAAATCACCAGAAGTAATGCTACCTATGACAGCAGTTGTTACACCGCCGGCATTAATCTGATCGGTCCCTGTTTCCTGATTATAGTATATCGTACTTCCGTCCGTATTGCCAATAACATCTGACGATGCATTGTCGGAAGGGTTATAATAAGTTGCATGTGGTTTATCAAAGACTGCTGAATCTTGCCACGCTGCTCTGGGTAAAGTGCCTGTTGTCCATATAGGACGTTTAGTTGATGAATCTAAATAGTTATAAGTAACTACCCTGTTAATTTGATCAGATGCTGCTGTACAATAAAACCAACTGACTTCACCAAATAGATTGTTTAAGCCTGCATTAATAAGATCTTTAGATGTAGCGTTTATATCATCATAGACATGGTCTTCTACAAGACATGGCATTGACTTTAACTGACCATCGTATGTAAAGAAACCATTCTCGGACATCCAATAAGCAGTACCATCAACCTCTACATTTGCGTTTTTACCTAATAAACCACAGTTAGTACCTACTTGTTCAAAAGCAAATACAAAATCTCCACCTACAAATTTCATTAAAAATAATGCGGTGTCGGTCCATACATAAATTGCGTCCCTACCTTTAATAGCACCCATAATTTTAGAACCATCAGCTAATCTTTGTGTACCCGAATTGTTTTCTGCTTTTACTGTGTAGGCATCTGTACCATCAATATTTTCTTGATCAGAAAATCGTAGAAACATATCATCTTGAGTTGATGTTGTGCCAATTGTAGTTTCAGTTCCAAAAAATACTAAGTGTCTATCGGGTGTAGATACCAATACATGTCTGGATGCAGTCGGTGCGTTTGCTAATACTGTAGCTCTTGTATTAACAGCCCCTGCTGCTGCAGCATCCCATTCAAAACATTTACCATTATAAATAAGTGCTATTAATTTTGTACCGTAGTTATCAAGAACCCATAAACCTGGGTCAATTGTAAAGTCAGAAGAAGCTGGATCCCCCCAACCTGCATAGTCTGAAATATTAGTTACAGTATCACCAGCGCTGTGTCCTGCTTTAGTAGTGCCATTAACTTCTCTTGCTCCACCACTTAAAATATTTGTTGTAGTGTTATTAGCTGCAAAGCTTATATCCTCTGAACCAATTCTAATTTCTCCTGATGAAGGAAACGCTGCTGAGTTTGTTAAAGGAATATCGGTTACAGTATCGTTAATAGTAGAAGCTAAAGTTGTAGTTGCAGGACCTAATGCAGTTCCGCCAAATAAACCTGCACCCCATCCAAATCCACCTAGCTGTTGTGCCGGCCCTACTGTATAATAACATAAAATAGAAGCAGATCCACTACCGGATAAGGGTGTGCCTGTTTCTGTATTTTCCATTGTAATTGTAAAAGTGGTTGTAGTTGGAACTGACGTAACCATATATTTTATGTCTTCAAATGTAGCGTCTGTATAAGTAGATCCTACAGCAGTAACCCCACTTACTGAATCAAACATAACAATATCGTCTTCGACTAACCCATGGGTCCCGGTACATGTTACTGTAACTGTTTTTGATGAAGACGTACTTGTAAAAGTTGCGCCCGTAAGAGTAGTTCTAATTGGATGGATGTCATAAAAAATACCACCCGAATATACATATAAAATTCTATTAGTTCCTATAGCTGCGTATTTAATACCAGAATTATCGTCCCAGTGATGAATAGCTCTTGCAGCACCAGTTAATTTGTCTTGTCCTAACTGAGTCCAGCCACCTATTTTTTCTGGTGAACCATATCTAAATCTAACATTATCACCATCAAACCATTGGCCCTCGGCACCGGTTTCTGTGACTTGTTTGTTAAACCCTGGTAGAAATCCTAATTTTTGTAGCATATAAAATCCTTAAAAGGAGACAGAGGTATGTGGTGGTGCCCTGTCTCCATTTAAAGATTATATACTATATTTCTATAGTATCAACTCTGTTAATTCAAGATTTGAGCCTACAGTTCCTTTGTAGAAAGTATTAAAAGCTAGACTTATTCTTGTATTAGACCCTTCTTTAATTTTTACTTGATGGGTGGTTGATGATGGAAACATAAATAAATTACCTGTTTCTACAGGAAAAAACCAAGTTTCAGAGTTCCATATATTATATTTTGTTTCATCTATTACAGGTTTAATTTGTTCATAAGTTTTACTACTCCTACTAAAAATTATTTTATCATTTTTTATATCTGAATCAAAATACAATACACCTGATATAATAGAATTAGGGTGTTCGTGTTTATGATGATATTGATTAGCTTCGGTATAATTTAACCACGATTGAGTTATATAAAGACTTATATTATTCTTTGGACAAATAATTTTTTCTAAATAATCTTTGCACTGTTTATCTAAAAATTTCTTTATATTTTTAAATTCTTTCCTTTTTAATACATAATTATTTTTAGTATTAATATTACCTGTATTATTTCTGCAATGTTTTTTTTGTTCATTTACAAATTGTAATTCTTGTTTTGTAAACTTTCTATTTATTTTTGTTGTATAGATAGGTATTGGAAAAATATTATTAATTACAGGTTTGGTCATTACCATACCCAAGACACAAATGAGTATCTTGTTCCTTTTGTTACAGGTTTAACTAGATGCGGATATAAAAATACAGATGGAAAAATAATTAAATCTCCAGCTTTAAATTTTATTTCATAGTCATCAAACATTATAAATTCTCCACCCTCATAGTTATCATTTAAAACACCAACAATACTTAACATAGGTATTCCTTTTACATCTCCTGTAAATAAATCGTGAATGTGGTCAACATGTTTTGACATAACTTGATTTTTTTTGTATCTGTTAAATCTTATTTGACTAAATCCTGTCCAACCGGCCACATCATCTCCACTAATTTTATCAATAACAATATATTTTTCTATTGCTTTCCAAGTTAATTTCATTAACTCGTTATGATAGGTTAATTTTTTTCCTCTACAAATATCAAGTTCTTTATTTCCATTTTTAATGTAGGGTTTTTCATCTCGAATGTTTCGATATTTATGTCGTTCCCAAGTTTTATCTTTCTTAAGTTCTTTTAAACTCTTATCTATAATATTTTGAGGAATCCAATTATCTAAATGAAGTATATAGTCTTTTAAATTTTTTACCACCACCATCTTTTAAACATAAATTATTATTTAACTATTGTCAACAATCCATTGTTGTGTTTCTTCATCCCAATTAAAATTATTTTGTGGATCTTTTCTATCTTTTGCAGTCCATTGTTGACCTGTTTCGTCCCATATAATTATGTAACTAAAAATTTTTGTATCACCTACAACAAAACTATTTACTCTTTGGCCTTCTTGTTCATGACCTACTGGATATACATCCGCATCTACCTCGGCTTGTGTAAATGTTCCATCTTCATAAGTTATAATTGTTGGATAAGTTACTGGTGCTTCCCATTGACAAGTAGTTTCATTTAATGTCCACGATGCGTAAGGTTTAGGTGCTATAAAAGCATCTCTTGTTTCGTCATAAGTATAATCAACACCTGCGTAATTTTTTCTAAATGAATTATTGTAAGAAGTTTGTTTCCAGACATCATTTGTCTTATATAAATTATTTAAAAAATCTACACCTAATTGTTCTTGTTCATTTCCATTTTCGTCAGTAATAACTTCATTATTAACAACTACTCCTTGAACAACTTTATTTCCAATTCCTAATTTAACAAAATGTGCCATTATGCTGTGTAACTCCCTGAACCTGTAAACTTAACAATTGTATCTGTACCT